AAGCTGTAACTGAACTCACCAATCTTTGAAGTCTTGCTTACCTTAACTCCATCAGCAATACGCCTAGCAGCAGTACCTGAAACCGTACGAGTCGCTGCTGCGATCTTAATCTGTTGAGAAGCGTATTCAGCAAGATTAGAACTTTCCTTTTTAGCAGCTTCAACGGCTTCATCTGACATACCTTTGAAAGCCCTGGTAATACCGCGTAGATCTGTTTTGTCATAAGCGATCTTGACTTCATCTGCCATCCGATCGCTCCTTCAGTATCTCTATCGCGGTTAAAATGTCGTCTGCATCCTCCCAGTATTGCATCGGTATCCCCGTCTCTATTGCTAGATTAACGAGGATCCGCCTTATGCTTCCTGGTTGGTGGCTTTTGGGCTATCGTCTCCGACTGTTACATCTGCAACGGTCTCAGACCAAATGTCGTAAGACTTAACAGGTTTTCCAGCGTTCTCTCGCTTGTAAGCGTTATAAGCCAGAAACATGAGATCCCAAATGCCAATCTTGTCATTAGCCTGAGAAATCGTGTTGCCAGTTGCCTTCTCCCACTTTGCCCACTCAGGAGGCTGAGCCGTATAAGTTGCTTCGTCTCCAGAGTTGTATGTAATTGTTATTGGTAGTTTCATCTATTGCTCCCGTTTGTTAGATTTTAACTGAATGTGTCTGCTGGTGTTCCAACTACTGTTAGCGCCCAAGTGTCAGTCTGTGCTCCTGGAGCACCGCCACCGATTGTTGGAAATACTGGCAAGACGTTGCAAGTAAATACTGCGCCTGTAACTGCTGTTAGAGATACTGCAAGTGTTGTGTTTGGATTCGCATCAGCTGCGCCCCACATTGCTTCGAATAGTGATGATGTTGCGCCCCAGTCGGCAAGTAACTCGATGTTAAGAGTCCACTGGTCGTCTACGTGTTTGTACGCTTTGCCATCGAGGGTCTGAAAAACATCGATGGTTGGTGAGTTTACGAGTGTCACGCTAGTTGTCTGAGCATCGTAATTAACTGTTGCGATGGTTAGAACGAGGTCGCGACCCGTAATGACTGTTGTTGGCATTATTGGTTCTCCTTATGCTGTCTGCGTATACCAGGTGGATACGCGTATGTCCGCGACTAGCAAGTTACTAGCGCCTACTTGTGTGACTGTTGGTCGATCAACTACCTGGAGATCGTATCCAGCCGGTATGACCGCCACAACGCTTGTTATGAGTTGTTCTATGTTATCAAGTGATGCAGGGTTGCTGTTATAAGCAACACAGCACGTAATCGTGTAATTCAACTTGCATCGAAAGGTACTCTTGCCGATTGTCTCAAACTCCATGTAAGGAGAATCCGGTACTACGACAACAGCCGGTGCTGGGATCTGCTCAGGGACGTAACTAAATACGTTTGCTGCAACTCCAGATAAGGCTGTGGCAAGAGGAGTACGAACTGCTGAAAGAATAGTGCTCGGCATTACTGAGCCATTGTTTCAACATCGATGTAAGGTCCAAGTAGACCTACGACACGATTAAACAAGCTGCGACCCATTCTGTATGGTGATGGGGCAAAATCCACGCCTTCAATCTGTCCGCCTGGAGCAGTACGAGATTGGAATACTTCAACTGAAACTACGATGATTGCGGATTCGACCGCTGCAACTCCAACATACGTTGAAGCGCCTGTAAGTGTTGCGGATCCGCTAGGAATGACATTTCGTTCGAGAACATCGGCATTAGTGATGTCTGCTGTAAATGTGTACGCATCGACATCAGCATTGACTGTTCGAGTGCCGTTAAAGGGAGATCCGCATCCTGCGATGACAACTGATTGTCCTTCGGTGAACTCATGGATTCCTACTGTCTCAAAGGTTGCGACATTATCAGTCAGCGAAACCTTAGCGATTGGTGATGCAAAAGTTGTGAGCAGAGGCAGAATAACCGCCTCAGATGTGTCAATAATGTCATCGAGGTAAGCATCGTTATAAAGAGCAGACGAAACACCAAGCACCGTTCTCAACTGTGCAGCTGTGATAATACTTGGCATTTCGTCCTCTCTAAACGACTGGCGGGGAGATCGGGAGCAACCCCCCCGCCATGATTAATTAAGCGTTCTGGTTAAGTGTGAACGCACCGCCAGCAGTCAAAGTAACTGCTGAGCCATAGCCGTAATAACCAACTTCAACCTGACCTGTACCAACGATGTTAGTACGGAGTTGTAGTGGACCGGCACCTTCGTACCATGTAAACGCTTCGCGGTTTACCATGATGATTGAATCATCGCCTGTACCTGAGATGTATGGATCTACAAATACTGGAAGTCCCATTACTGAACCAACTGCGTTACCTGGCTCAACTACGCCAAGTCCGTTTGATGAGTTACCAGCAACGTTGAATAGTGGACGCTTTGATGAATCTGTCAAAGCGATCAAAGCAGCCCATTGATCAGGAGTTACGATAATTCCTGTTGGGAAACGCTTTGTTGCGTTGTAGATTGATGCTGCACCGCGTGAGATGTAGCCAGCGAACTCATCGCCATCAAATGGAAGTGTGATAACTGTTGAATCAAGTGTTCCAGCCTGTAGTGCTGTAACCATTGCAGTATCTGTTGCCTTTGCGTATGCGTTAGCCATTAGGCGAACCAACTCGTCAAAGAATGCTGGTGATGTGCGGTCAAGAACCTCAACATCGAACTTCTGCATTCCCGCGTACTTGGCGACTGAGCAAGAAACATACTCGATCTCTGTCTGAGTATCTGAGAATGCACCCTTTTCAGCAGCAGCAGCTACTGTTGGAGCAGTCTTTACGCGAGGGATTTCAAAAGTCATTCCCGCAGCAGGCAAGACAGCATTACGAACTGCTGAAATTGCAGGACGGATGTTTGTTGTCTTTGGATCCCAAATTGTTGTTAGTTGAGGAGTTGGTACAAGACCAGCAACCTCAGTTGTTGTTGTATCTGATGCAGCAGCAACATACAACTTAGATGTCTCATCGCCCATTGCTGCGCGAACTGAGTGCTCTAGGTATGAACCTGCTGAAACGATTGGTGTACGAACGCGCTGAGAGTTAAGCGGATGTGTTGTCGCCTTAACTTCAACCTTAGCAGCTTCAACCGTCTCGGTTGATACTGCCTCTGAAACGGTTTCTGACACTAGGTCATCTCCTTCGGTCTTAGGATCCTCGATCTGAGGCTCCGGGGTTGATTCGGATGCAGCTTGTCCAGGGTTCTCGGCTGCTGCTACCTTTTCCACTTCTGCACCTGGGATTGCTCCATCAGTTACGAGTGAAACTTCAATTAGGTTTGATGCTGAGATAGCCATAACGCCATCCTTGTTGTCCCAAGCATCTACCTCTACGCCAACGCTGAAATCTGAACGAAGTCCAGTTGCAGCTTCCTCCAAAGCATCATTACCAGCAGTTGTCTTAGCGATCTTGAATGAGGCTGTAATGCCTGTGTCATCCTGAGACCATTCAACTAACTTACCAAGTGGCTTTGTGCGGTTGTGTTCTAAAACTAGTTTTGTGTTCTTGCCAAAGTTAATTGAGTTAGGCAAAAACTTTGTGCGACCTGCTGAGGTATTGCCTTCAGCATCCCATTGCACAATACGACCTGCGATGATGCGTGACTCAACATCTGATGCAGTAATGCTAACTGGCATTGTTATTTTCATGATAACAAGTCCTCCTGTTGTCTGATTTCATCAACGCTCATCGCGCCAATTCTGTTTAGGATCTCGTAAACCTGTGCGCGCTCCAAAGGATTGCCACGCAAGAAGTCGTCTAACGCATAGCGCACTTCGTTGCCTTGACCCACAAAATCCGCCATTGAGATTCGTTGTTCAATCGCAGTCAAGATTGGACGTAATGAGAAATCAACTAATGATCTACGTTCTGAGATTGCGTTTGAGTAAGTCATCGAAGTTGTTTCAGCAGATGCAAAGTAAGCCGGTAATCCAGCAGCACGACATAACTCTAAAGCAACGTACTGACGTGCTTCGTTGAGTTGTAGTTTGTTTGGATCAATTCCCATAGCCTGCAATTCCACATCGGCATTCAGAAATGCTGTGCTCCGAGTTGTGCGGGCTACGCGCCAGGCTTCAAGCAGTTTGCCAATACGCTCGCTAGTAAGGTTTGTTCCGTTTGACTTTAGAACCATCATTGGTACCGGTTCTTTAGCAAATGCTTCTGAGGCGTTTTCTAATGCAACAGCTGCGCGGATTGTGCGACCTGCGCGAGATAAGAATCCTTCATCAAGTCCGTTAAACACGACAAGCGATGAAACGCCCATCGATGGAACTGCAACGCCATCAACCATGTAACCGATAATCTCGGTTTGGTTTGCGTTTGTGTTAAATGTAACGCGATCTGGTGATACGCGTGTCCACTCTTGGATTCGTCCATCAGCATACATAGACATTACTTGTCCATACGCCACGCCATGAAACAGGAGATCCTCAGCGATGTAAGAATAGATAGATGATCCGGGAACGCGTGAATCTGGTTGGTTAATTACGCGGTTGGGTTCAACTCGTACCCCGGAAGATTTAATTCTTTGCTCTAGTGGCAAAGATGCAACAGTTGAGCAAATGATGTTGCGCGCTCTTGCAATAGTTGGAACTGCCATCGCTTGCTGGCGACTTGCAGAAGCCAGAGGATAGAAATAGTTTTGGACTGAGTTATTGAAAGGTGCTGGAGTCGCAGCTGCATCAACCGTCATGGTCTGAGGTTGAGGAGCCTTTGCGAATAAGTCTCTGATAGCCATTAGCACAAAATTATAGCATAATCAACCCAACACGATGTCCACTTCTGAGTCAGGTCGTGTCGCAAAGTGAGACACCATTGCCATCCCAACTGTTGCGCAGATTGTGGCACCAGATGCCTTACGTCCTAAGTACCAGCCTCCATCTTTGAAAGGCAATTTAACAGCCGATAAGACTTGCTTGTTTAACTCCGCTTGGTTTGTGTGAACTAATCGCTGGGAGGTAATAGCCGACAACATTTCGTCACAGGCTTGCCCGTAAATGGCTCCATCGATGGCAGTTGTTGGAATACCTGCCGGAATCAATCGAGAAGCAACTGCACCAGCCGTTTGACGACTATAAGCGACCGTCTCCACGCTGTAACGCTTCGTCCAGACAGCGATACTGTTCGCAAGGTCTTTATCATCAATCGATACTGGATTCGAATACGTTTCCAGTAATACAACGCAGAACTTGTCCCCACTAAGTCGCTGCGCTGCAACTAATGCAGCTGCTTTTCGATCTGGGCTCAGATCAATAGCCATCCAAGTTGGTTGCTCCCGATCCAGAGCGAGCATACCCTCAGATGCGCACTCTGACCAACTTGACGGATTGATGGCTGGGTTAATCTGGCTTACCCATTGGCACAAAAGTTCTGTGCGAATAATAGACTCATCATCTGACATTGCAGATTTAAGATTGTCGATGTGGATTGTGTGTCCAAGGCTTGGGTTGGCTTGTTGCCAGCCGTTCATGTCATCGATTGCGCACCCTGGCTCTGCCGACCATTCAAACCAACCAATCGGGTCATTAGATCCAGCAGCAGCCGCTAATCCGCGCTCTCTCATACGCAGCAAAATTACGGAATGTTGGTCTCCGGCATTGGAGTACATAATCGCCATTGGATTCTTAGATGCCATCTGAGTAAAGCGAAGCGATGCCCACACTTCATCATCTTTGTACTCTCGAACTTCGTCCAGGTGAATCGTGTCAGGTGCTGCGATACCGCGAGCAGCTGAGTTATTGGCTCTTACAAGGTATCGGGTGCCGTCATTGAGTTTAATCTCTTGGCTTCCCTTGGTTTCATACTTTTTAACAAATCGCGTCACAAGTTGTTCATTGGCTTGAATGATTTCATCGATCTTCCAAAAGATTTCAGATGAGGTTGTAAGTTTGTGGGCAGTATGGATCTGCAAACGCTCACCCCAAAGGAACATCCCAGCCAGGATTCGAAGCTGCATGAAGGTAGATTTACCGTTCTGACGAGCCATGATTACGCCTACTTCGTTGTGATACCAGCGCCCATCAGGCTTGACTCGGTGCATTTCAATAGCCAGAAGTTTCTGCCAAGGAAGCAGTTTGAAGTGCTCACCAGTCACCGGATCAATCAATTTCTCACAGAAGTCGATCATTTCTTGCCCGCGGGAAGGTAAATCAACCGCTTTTGACCTAATACGGGGTTCTGTCGCCCCTAGGTAAGCCGTAGAAGGCTGTTCTAAGCCTGTTTGAGGGTTTTTAGTCATATCTAGTCGAGGTCTTCCTGATAGTGGCTTATTGAGCCGTTTTTGGGGGCAAAAGATCCAA